AGATACTCAGACAACTCATACAAGTTACGTACGCCATAATTGTATGCTTCTACAATTTCGCGTAACGGGACTGCTGAAATAAAGCCGTGTCTACGTGCGTAATTTTCAAATTTTCTATTAATCCATTTTGATTGGTCTAAAATGTTGCCATATGTCAACTTGTGGTGGGCAAGTTCTTCATATAATACTTCTAATTTGTTCCTTTCGGATAGGGAAGGTCTAATAAAAATTTCTCCTTCTTGATACCAACCATCGAATCCTCGAGGTACTCTTTGTGTTTCTTTCACTTCAACTTCACATTTCATAAGCAATTCTTCGTATTTTCCCATGCGCCAAACCCCTTTGGTGTCTTATTTCTTTCTATCTCTAACCCATTGCATAAAATTTTCGATTTCTTCCCATTCTTCGGGAGTAAATTCATCTTTATTTGCATGACCGGCTATAGTTTCTTGATGAATACTTCTTTCTTCTGTAATTCTCGATTTAGGTACATTAAAGTAATCTGCTAATTGTTGGACTTTTGATATTCTAGGATATTTAAGTTCTTTAAGCCAGTTAGAGATTGTTGATTGACTTACCCCGATTGCTTCAGACAATTCTACTTGAGTAATGTTGTTCTCTTTCATAAGTTGTTCTAAGTTCTCTGATAAAATTTTTCTAGCACTCTTATATTCCATAATTTTCTCCTTTAGTATTACTTAATGTAATACTAATTTACCATAAGTAATATCACTTTTCAATACAAAATATTACTTTTTTGAAATAAATATCACTTTAGGTGTTGACATATTACTTTAAGTGATAGTATAGTTGTAAATGTCAACAGGAGGTGAAATGAAATGCCGGAAGATTTCAAAGAATTCTCAGTGAAAGTTTGGAGGACTAATTCAAATATGACACAACAGGATGTTGCTGATAAATTAGGCGTCACTAAGCAATCTGTCATAAGATGGGAAAAAGATAGTACAGAGTTAAAAGGTTTACAGTTATACGCTTTAGCCAAATTATTCAACACTGAAGTTGATTACATAAAGGCTAAAAAAATTTAATACAAATATCACTTTAAGTTATATTAGGAGGTGGATTAAATGCTTATAGATATCAATAAGGTAACTGTCGGCAAACGCATAAGAAAAGATTACGGAGATATAACATCACTTGCTGATGATATTGAAGACAGGGGTTTAATTAATCCGCCGGTTGTCACGCCGGATTATGAATTAATAGCTGGAGAACGAAGATTAAAAGCTATGAAGAAACTTGATTATAGGCAAATAGAAGTGAGGATTATGTCCGTAGAAGATTATGAACATCAACTCAAAATAGAAATTAGTGAAAATGAAGAGCGAAAAGCTTTTACTTATTCAGAAAGAATGGATTACGCGAAACAATTAGAAAGAATTGAAGCTAAAAAAGCTAAAGATAGAAAGACTTCTAAGCTAAAACAAAACAAAGACACCGTTACGGACCAAGGACCGGAACGGAAAGGAGAAACTCGAGATATCGTCGGTAAGGCTTCTGGTTTTGGCAGTGGACGAACATATGCAAGAGCTAAATACATCTATGAAAACGCAGACGAAGAAACTATAAAAGAAGTTGATGAAGGTAAAAAAAGTATTCGCAAAGCGCATGATGAACTTCGTGCTAAAGAAAAGCAAAATGAGGCAAATAAAGTGAAAGTGACAACAAAAGAAAAACCTCAAACGACAGTAGTAGATCGAAGAGAACGGATGAACGCAGAAGTTGAAGCTATGAGTGAAACAGAAACAAATTTAGCTTTGTCTGAAGCTGCAGCTGCAAACATAGTAAATGTCTGTTCTAACTTATTATACGCGGTAAACAACATTGAAGATTTAGAGTTAACTTTGAATTTCTTGAAATCAAGAGATGCTGAAGAATTATCAAAAGTTCTCAAGGCTTCTAAAGCTTTAAACAAAATTATAGAAAAAGGAGATTTTATAAATGTATAACCAGCAATTACCAGTTCACAGATTACAGACAGATATGAGTTATCAATCACCGGTGCAAGAAAGACAAGTAAGAAAGATAGTTAATAAATTTGATTCAAAAAAATTACACACAATTGTAGTTAGTAAAAGAAAAGATGGGTCATTTTATATCATCGATGGTCAACATAGGGTGGAAGCGTTGAAAGAATTGAATATTTCATTTATAGAAGCGACAGTGCACGAAAACTTAACTATTGAAGAAGAAGCTGAGATGTATTACGGAGTTAATGATAGACCTTCGAAAAACGCAAACTCTAAAGGTAAATCGCGACTTAGATTTAAAGAGCCGGTAGCTGTAGCTATAGATGAAACGGTAAAAAGTGTCGGGTTGGAAATTGATTATGAAAAAAGCGCATCAACAAAAGGATATATCAAAGCTTATGATGCGTTGCAATCAATATACAAAGGAAATGGTGCTAACCATTTAGGTTTAGTTTTGGAAATAATTAAAGATTCTTTTGGAGAGGATACAAGGAATTATCAATCATTTATTTTAAGAGGATTCTCTAAATTATTGAAAGTATACCTGCATGAAGTGGATTTAAATTTTTTGGTTAAAAAACTTCAGAACATTGGTTACGAAGGTTTTATTTTAGAGATTAATAAGAAACATGCTGGATTTAAAACAAAAAAAGAATGCCTACCATTTGTAGTAGTAGACATTTACAACAAAAATCGTCGCCAAAAAAATCAATTGGACAAAATGAAATTACATGTTTAATCAACAACACAATTATACCATACGAGGTGGTTGTGAGCCACCTCAAACATCTTAAAAGGAGGAACTACAAATGGAAGGATTGCAAAATCGTTTAAACAAAATTTTAGAAGCTATCAATGGCATGCCCAAATATGAATGGGACAGAATTGTGCAAGAAGTTGAAAGAGTGTACAGCCATAAGACCGTCAAGGTGGAGCTTGACAGTCATAGCTGTGAAGTAATTAAGAAATTACTTGGTTAAAACTTGGATGAAGCTTGGATGAATGAAGTAGTCAATGCCGTTGTATCCAATGTGCATTTGATTGTAATCGAACATTTTATGACCTACTTCTTTGTACCACAAATTAGCATCAGTATAACTATTATCGATTACTACATTCTCAGATTCTGACAGATTTACCCATTCACCAAGTAAACAAGCGTAAATATGTTTAGACATAAATATCACCTCCTTAGGTTGATAACAACATTATACACGAAAGGAGCATAAACAAATGAACACACTATACAAAACAACCCTCCTCATCACAATGGCAGTTGTGACGTGGAAGGTTTGGAAAATTGAACGAAATACGAGAAAGCCTGTAATCAATCGAAATGCTTTTAGCAAAGAGTCTACAGCAGAAACGATTGAGCGACACAGTGATCCTGATTCAGGAATAAAACTACTTAAGGCATTTTCCGACTTCACTAAACAAGCTGAAAAGCAAAAACCTACACTAGGAGAAGTTTATAGACGGAACAAACCTGAATTACCAACCGTTACTTTAGACGAAAACGGACTGTTTATAAATGATTTTAGGGTGCCTTATGTACTTGAGGAAGGGGTTAACGTAAAGAAATCTATGAACAACCTATATAAGGTCAGTTTGGACTTTTTCGCTAAAAGTATTATTGCAGATAATTACGAAGCAGATAACCCAGAGAATCAACAGTTATTTTAAAGGAGGAAAAGAGATGATAAAAAATAGTTTGCAAGCTAAAGAACTTGCGGTAATTTTATCTGTTTCCAAATCCAAAGCAGGACAAATAATAAGAGAACTGAATAAAGAGCTTGAAGACGAAGGTTACATTGCGATTCGAGGCAGAATACCAGTCCAATTAGCTAGGAAAAAATTCCCTTATCACGACTTATCAGACGAGAGAATAATGGAGGAGTTGAAAAAAGAAAATGAGTAAAACTTATAAAAGCTACCTATTAGCAGTATTGTGCTTCACAGTCTTAGCGATTGTACTCATGCCGTTTCTATACTTCACCACAGCGTGGTCAATTGCAGGATTCGCAAGCATAGCGACATTCATATTTTATAAGGAATACTTTTATGAAGAATAAAAAAACTGCTACTTGCGCCAACAAGTAACAGTGACAAACGATTAACAAAATTAATTCGTGTTCAATATAAAACGAAACAAGGAGGAAGTCAAGATGTATTACGAAATAGGCGAAATCATACGCAAAAATATTCATGTTAACGGATTCGATTTTAAAATATTCATTTTAAGATGTCATATGGGCATATCAATACAAGTTAAAGATATGAACAACGTACCAATTAAACATGTTTATGTCGTAGATGAGAATGACTTAGATATGGCATCAGAATTATTCAACCAAGCAATAGATGAATGGATTGAAGAGAACACAGACGAACAGGACAGACTAATTAACTTAGTCATGAGATGGTAGGAGGTCGCTATGAATCAGACTGTAACTTATATCATCCGTCATAGGGATATGCCAATTTATATAACTAACAAACCAACTGATAACAATTCAGATGTTAGTTACTCCACAAATAGAAATAGAGCTAGGGAGTTTAACGGTATGGAAGAAGCGAGTATCAATATGGATTATCACAAAGCAATCAAGAAAACAGTGACAGAAACTATTGAGTACGAGGAGGTAGAACATGACTGAAAAAACTAATCAAGATGTCGATATCTTAACGCAACTAGGTGTAAAAGACATCAGCAAACAAAATGCAAACAAGTTTTATAAATTTGCGATATACGGCAAGTTCGGGACTGGTAAAACTACGTTTTTAACAAAAGATAACAACGCCTTAGTACTAGATATAAATGAGGACGGAACAACGGTAACAGAAGATGGGGCAGTTGTGCAGATTAAGAATTACAAGCATTTTAGTGCAGTGATTAAGATGTTACCTAAAATTATTGAACAACTCAGAGAAAACGGAAAACAAATTGATGTTGTAGTGATTGAAACAATCCAAAAGCTACGTGATATCACTATGGACGACATCATGGACGGTAAATCAAAGAAACCGACATTTAATGATTGGGGCGAGTGTGCTACACGCATTGTAAGTATTTATCGTTATATTTCTAAATTACAAGAACATTATCAATTTCATCTTGCTATAAGCGGGCACGAGGGCATTAACAAAGACAAAGATGATGAGGGAAGTACTATCAATCCAACAATCACGATAGAGGCACAAGACCAAATAAAAAAAGCGGTCATCAGTCAATCTGACGTGTTAGCAAGAATGACAATAGAAGAACATGAGCAAGACGGCGAAAAAACTTATCAATATGTACTTAACGCTGAACCATCAAATTTATTCGAGACAAAGATAAGACACTCAAGCAACATCAAAATTAACAACAAACGTTTCATTAATCCAAGTATTAACGATGTTGTACAAGCAATTAGAAATGGTAATTAAAAATTAATTAAAAGGACGGTATAAAAATTATGAAAATCACTGGTAGAACACAATACATTCAAGAAACTAATCAAGAGGCATTCATGAAAGGTGGGGACTTTTTAGGAGCTGGAGAATTTACAGTAAAAGTTGCAAATGTCGAGTTTAACGACAGAGAAAACAGATACTTCACGATTGTTTTTGAAAACAACGAAGGTAAACAATACAAACACAACCAATTCGTCCCACCATTCCAACAAGATTATCAAGAAAAACAATATATCGAGTTACTTAGTAGATTAGGAATTAAATTGAACTTACCAGATTTAACTTTTGACACAGATCAATTAATTAACAAAATCGGAACTATTGTACTTAAAAATAAATTTAACGAGGAACAAGGCAAGTATTTTGTAAGACTCTCATATGTAAAAGTTTGGAATAAAGACGATGAAGTAGTTAATAAACCAGAACCTAAAACTGATGAGATGAAACAAAAAGAACAGCAAGCAAATGGGAAACAGACGCCAATGAGTCAACAATCAAACCCATTCGCTAATGCTAATGGTCCAATAGAAATCAATGATGATGATTTACCGTTCTAGGACGTGGTTTAAATGCAATACATTACAAGATACCAGAAAGACAATGACGGTACTTATTCCGTCGTTGCTACTGGTGTTGAACTTGAACAAAGTCACATTGACTTACTAGAAAACGGATATCCACTAAAAGCAGAAGTAGAGGTTCCGGACAATAAAAAACTATCTATAGAACAACGCAAAAAAATATTCGCAATGTGTAGAGATATAGAACTTCACTGGGGCGAACCAGTAGAATCAACTAGAAAATTATTACAAACAGAATTGGAAATTATGAAAGGTTATGAAGAAATCAGTCTGCGCGACTGTTCTATGAAAGTTGCAAGGGAGTTAATAGAACTGATTATAGCGTTTATGTTTCATCATCAAATACCTATGAGTGTAGAAACGAGTAAGTTGTTAAGCGAAGATAAAGCGTTATTATATTGGGCTACAATCAACCGCAACTGTGTAATTTGTGGAAAGCCTCACGCAGACCTAGCGCATTATGAAGCAGTCGGCAGAGGAATGAACAGAAACAAAATGAATCACTACAACAAACATGTATTAGCGTTATGTCGCGAACATCATAACCAGCAACATGCGATTGGCGTTAAGTCGTTTGATGATAAATATCACTTGCATGACTCATGGATAAAAGTTGATGAGAGGCTCAATAAAATGCTGAAAGGAGAGAAAAAGGAATGAATAGACTAAGAATAATAAAAATAGCACTCCTAATCGTCATCTTGGCGGAAGAGATTAGAAGCGCTAAAAAAATTAAAAAATTTACCCCTGAGGATTCTAAAGGTTTTCCTGATATAACAAAAGATTCAATAAAAGAACCTAAATAAAAATATTATGGTTGATAAAATCCCATTGTTCTTTTGTTAACCACCCTTGTTTGTTATTGACTATTTCTGTAACAAACAGCTTATCTCCAGAATCGAGATAAGGTTTCAACTTTTCTATCATTTCTGAAGTTGATAAAGAAGAACGGAATAAAAATGAAGATTTCCAATAATTGCAATGACCATTAGAAATTTCCTTTTTTATAACATTTCTCAATTCCTCATATTTTTGTCCGGGTGAGTTTAAATCATATGTTAACATATAAGGTTTTTCCATATTTTATTCACCCCCAATCTAACGCAGTAGCGATAACAAAATTATACCAGAAAGGAGATAACGAAATGGCAACATTTAGAGTTTACAAAGAATCAGGTAACTTTGTCACAGTACACAAAGATTTTATACATGATTCTAATATAAGTTGGAAGGCTAAAGGTATTCTACTTTATTTGTTAAGTCGACCTGATAACTGGCAAATTTACGAAACAGAACTAGAGCAACATTCAACTGATGGACTTAGCGGTTTAAAGAGTGGAATCAAGGAACTGGAAGAAATTGGATACATTCAACGTAGTAGAAAACGTGATAAAAGTGGTAGGTTAAATGGTTATGAGTACTTAGTATATGAGCAACCGCACCACATTCGATTTTCCAACGTTGGAAAAACCGTTAACGGTAAAACCAACAATGGAAAAACCGTTAATGGTAAATCGCATACTACTAATAATAATAGTACTAATAATGATTTAACTAATAATAACAATACTAATAATGAAGGAAGTATATTGTCGGGCAACCCGACGGTGTCTTCCATTCCCTATAAAGAAATTATCGAATACTTAAATAAAAAAGCAGGAAAGCATTTTAAACATAATACAGCTAAAACAAAAGATTTTATTAAAGCAAGATGGAATCAAGATTTTAGGTTGGAGGATTTTAAAAAGGTGATTGATATCAAAACAGCTGAATGGTTAAACACGGATAGCGATAAATACCTTAGACCAGAAACACTTTTTGGCAATAAATTTGAGGGGTACCTCAATCAAAAAATACAACCAACTGGCACGGATCAATTAGAACGTATGAAGTACGACGAAAGTTATTGGGACTAGGAGGAAGTTATGAAACCATTATTTGACGAAAAAATAAACGAAAGTTTAAAAAAGTATCAACCAATCGAAGTAATACTAAGACAGAATTGCGATAAATGTGGGCGTCAATATGATTTATATAAGTTTGAAAATGGATATGAATACAAAGACGGTTGCGAATGTGAAATTCAAAGATTGGCTTATGAAGAATACAAAAGGAATAAACAAAAGAAACTTGATTATATTTTCAATCAATCAAATGTTAATCCGTCTTTAAGAGATGCAACAGTAAACAACTATAAGCCACAAAATGAAAAACAAGTACAAGCTAAACAAACAGCAATAGAGTATGTACAGGGTTTCTCTACAAAAGAACCGAAATCATTAATATTGCAAGGTTCATACGGAACAGGTAAAAGCCACCTAGCATATGCTATCGCAAAAGCAGTCAAAGCTAAAGGGCATACGGTTGCTTTTATGCACATACCAATGTTGATGGATCGTATCAAAGCGACATACAACAAAAATGCAGTAGAGACTACAGACGAGTTAGTCAGATTGTTAAGCGATATTGATTTACTTGTACTAGATGATATGGGTGTAGAGAACACAGAACACACTTTAAACAAACTTTTCAGCATTGTTGATAACAGAGTAGGTAAAAACAACATCTTTACAACTAACTTTAGTGATAAAGAACTAAATCAAAATATGAACTGGCAACGTATCAATTCAAGAATGAAACACAATGCAAGAAAAGTAAGAGTAATCGGAGACGATTTCAGGGAGCGAGATACATGGTAACCAAAGAATTTTTAAAAACTAAACTTGAGTGTTCAGATATGTACGCTCAGAAACTCATAGATGAGGCACAGGGCGATGAAAATAGGTTGTACGACCTATTTATCCAAAAACTTGCAGAACGTCATACACGCCCCGCTATCGTCGAATATTAAGGAGTGTTAAAAAATGCCGAAAGAAAAATATTACTTATACCGAGAAGATGGCACAGAAGATATTAAGGTCATCAAGTATAAAGACAACGTAAATGAAGTTTATTCGCTCTCAGGAGCCCATTTCAGCGACGAAAAGAAAATTATGACTGATAGTGACCTAAAACGCTTCAAAGGCGCTCACGGGCTTCTATATGAGCAAGAGCTAGGATTACAAGCAACGATATTTGATATTTAGAGGTGGCACAGTGAGTAAATACAACGCTAAGAAAGTTGAGTACAAAGGGATTGTATTTGATAGCAAAGTAGAGTGCGAATATTACCAATATTTAGAAAGTAATATGAATGGCACTAACTATGATCGTATCGAACTACAACCTAAATTCGAACTACAACCTAAATTTGGGAAGCAAAGATCGATTACGTATATAGCCGATTTCTCTTTGTGGAAGGAAGGGAAACTGGTTGAAGTTATAGACGTTAAAGGTAAGGCGACTGAAGTTGCCAACATCAAAGCGAAGATATTCAGATATCAGTATAGAGATGTGAATTTAACGTGGATATGTAAAGCGCCTAAATACACAGGTCAAGAATGGATGGTATATGAGGACTTAGTGAAAGTCAGACGTAAAAGAAAAAGAGAAATGAAGTGATTTAATGCAACAACAAGCATATATAAATGCAACGATTGATATAAGAATACCTACCGAAGTTGAATATCAGCATTTTGATGATGTGGATGATGAAAAAGATGCACTGGCAGATTACTTATATAACAATCCGGACGAAATACTAGAGTATGACAGCATAACAATAAGACACGCATATATAGAGGTGGAATAAATGAGTATCGTAAAGATTAACGGTAAACCATATAAATTTACCGAACATGAAAATGAATTGATAAAAAAGAATGGTTTAACTCCAGGAATGGTTGCAAAAAGAGTACGAGGTGGCTGGGCGTTGTTAGAAGCCTTAAACGCACCTTATGGCATGCGCCTAGCTGAGTATAAAGAAATCGTGTTATCCAAAATCATGGAGCGAGAGAGCAAAGAGCGTGAAATGGCTAGGCAACGACGTAAAGAAGCTGAGCTAAGAAGAAAGAAGCCACATTTGTTTAATGTACCACAGAAACATTCACGTGATCCGTACTGGTTCGATGTCACTTATAACCAAATGTTCAAGAAGTGGCAGGAAGTATAAATGCCTAAAACCGATAACGCACGCAAAGAATACCTAAATCAATTCTTTGGATCTAAGAGATATCTGTATCAGGATAACGAACGAGTGGCACATATTCATGTAGTAAACGGCACTTATTACTTTCATGGGCATATCGTACCAGGTTGGCAAGGCGTGAAAAAGACATTTGATACAGCGGAAGAGCTTGAAACATATATAAAGCAAAGTGATTTGGAATATGAGGAACAGAAGCAACTAACTTTATTTTAAAAGGGCGGAAACAATGAAAATCAAAATTGAAAAAGAAATGAATTTACCTGAACTTATCCAATGGGCTTGGGATAACCCCAAGTTATCAGGTAATAAAAGATTCTATTCAAATGATGTTGAGCGCAACTGTTTTGTGACTTTTCATGTTGATAGCATCTTATGTAATGTGACTGGATATGTATCAATTAACGATAAATTTACTGTTCAAGAGGAGATATAACAATGAAAATCAAAGTTAAAAAAGAAATGAGATTAGATGAATTAATTAAATGGGCGCGAGAAAATCCGGATCTATCACAAGGAAAAATATTTTTTTCAACAGGATTTAGTGATGGATTCGTTCGTTTTCATCCAAATACAAATAAGTGTTCGACGTCAAGTTTTATTCCAATTGATATCCCCTTCATAGTTGATATTGAAAAAGAAGTAACGGAAGAGACTAAGTTTGATAGGTTGTTAGAGGTATATGAGATTCAAGAAGGAGTCTATAAATCCGCATTACACAAAGGTATCAGTTTGAACGAACGTTTTGAAGACGACAATATTTTTCCTACTAAAGCATTCTATATCTTAAACGATGACATGACGATGACATTGATTTGGAAAGATGGGGAGTTGGTAGAATGATGCAAACCTATAAAGTAAGTCTTTGTATCAAGTTCTTAGCGTCTAAATGTAATTATAAATTAAAAAAGCATTATTTTGTGCAAAGTACGAATGAGGAAGAAGCCACGAATACGGTATTAAAACTGACTCGTAAAAAGCTCCCATTCAAAACTGCAAGCATAGAAGTAGAAAAAGTGGAGGTAGTAGAATGATGCCTAAATATCGAGTGTGGGACGAATATACAGGAAGAATACACGATGTTGTAGGATT